GTTTGTATCCGGCCTTGGATCACGGATAGCCTGTGGGTCTTCCACAGGATACATACCCAGTTGGAGCTGCGGCTGATCAGGGGTCCAGCACTGCGGGCAAACTTTGTAGTTGACTTGCTTGGTCTTGACGATCAGCTTCTTGAGATCTTTCAAGTCATAGCGAAACCCGCAAAAATCGCAGAAGCCAAACGCCTTATAACCATTGGCAAACCGGTTGCTCATATCCCGCTACCAATAAACATCTGACGGGGCACAAGCCGCAAAGCAGCCTTCTCGCGGTCTTCCGTGGAGGCTAAATCCCAAGCAGCGTCATATTGATCTTTAAGCATTGGCATTCTTTCAAGAGCACCAGGAAGCTTCATCGACAGGTAGTAAGCAAGCCCTGCGACAAGCGCATTGATGAAGCGGAACGGGACATCCTGGGTGTTGACGCCATTGCCAGCGTCATCGATACGGCGAAGCCTCCAGTAGACAAACTGGTACGTCTGTGAGCCATCAGGAACAGGCCACACCGTGAACTCTGGAGCGGCTTGCTGTCGGTTAATCCAGACCTGAATTGGGCGGGCCTGCTGTAACTTGTTGGGTATCGAGGAGTAGGTAGAAACACTGATACGAGTAATTTGCAAGTCGGCTTGCGTTGACGCATTTCCGGCTCCGGTTCGGATCACATGCTCAATAAGATCAACAGTGTCAGCAGGAAGAGTGTAGGTGGCGGTGCCTTGAGTAAGAGTCTGAGTCCCTTGCTCAATAGTCCACATGTTGATACCACGATTAGCCCAATCAGTGAACAACAGATTAAGGCTGCGTCGTGCAGTCCTAAAATCATACCCACTGCGAAGCTCGGCTCCGCATCGCTCAAAGGCTTCCTCGATGTACTCATTGAGATCGAGGTTGAATGTCGTGGTTCCTGAGAGTGCCATTTACTTCTTCAGACCCTTTAAGGTCTGAGCCAGACGTGCGCGTTGACCCATCTTCCCAGGAGCCTTAGCTGCCTTGGCAAGTTTACCGGCGGGGATGTTCTGCCCCTCCTTGACGCCCAACGACTTGCGCAAGGAACCGGGCTTAGAGATTGCCTTTTGAATCCACTTCTCAGCCATCATTTGCTCCTTGCCATCCGCATGTTGTCAATGAGGTTTGGATAGGGTCTGCCCGCAGCTTTAGCAGCAGCCTTGGCCGCAGCCTTCTTTGCAGGAGTAAGCTTCTTGTGCTTCTTCGCGGGATTGGGTTGATCCCATACCTCACCACCCTCAGCGTATTCCGTGAAGTCAGTATCGTCCCGCCGCGCTTTGCGCTTCGGCCCAGGCATCTTTGATGGGTTAATTGCGCCCATCCCGCGTGAAGCCATCACTTCTTGCCCTTCATGTAGCCGCCACCGCAAGCCACAATAGTGCCACGGGTCTTGCCGCGCTCGGCAATCCCGTCTGCGCGTTTAGAGGCGGTCATTCCACCCTTGGCGTACTTGTCGCGCTTTTCATACGCTTCATCCTTCTGTTTTTGACGGATGATCTCCATCGCTTCAGAAGGAATAGGCGCGGGGTAGCGTTTGGTCAGCGACTCAACTTCTTTCTTGGTGCCGCGTTCATCGTAGGCCATGATGCCTCCTTAGCACTTCCCGCCGCGCTTCATGCCCTTGTTGCCGGCCATCTTGACGATGGTGCCCTTGGTTTTGCCCTTAGAGGCAATACCATCGCGGCTCGGGGCAGCAGTCTTGACTGCGCCCATCTTGGAAGCGGCAATGCCACCACCAGCCATTTTCTTCATCTTCATACCAGCCTCTTCTTTCTGCTCGCCACGAGCGTACTGTTGGGGAGTAATACGCCCAGACTTGATAGCCTTGGCTTCCTTTAGTTCCTCGGCATAGGTCTCTTTGCCGCCGAACAATTTCTTTGCCATACCGCCTCCTGCAAACTTTTTGCCTTTGTCGGCTTCGGAGAAGTCCTTGCCAACGGATTGAGGAATACCAACCTTCTTGGCGAACGCTGGGTTATGCGCCACTGCGGCCATCAGGTTGTGCTGTTTCTTGCTAACCGAGGGCACTGCGCTGCTCCTTCATGAATGAATCCAGCTTTGCCTCAAGCCTGTCCAGCCGATCCAACACGCGGTTGATATCCGTATGCACGTCTGCACGAGTCACAAACTTTTCAGCGTTTTCTTCCCGGGTCTTACTGACCAGGATGCTTACACGCTCAAGCTTGTCGTGCATGGTTTTTACCCACATCAACACTGCTGCGGATACCGTTGACAAAATGATGTTCCAAACCATCGTATCCATGTCAGCACTTCCACGCTCTCAACGACTTGTTAATACGGCTGTTCGGATCTTTGGCCGTCTTCTCGCTGGTGAGCTTCTTCTTCATGCCTTTCATCCGGGCGCAAAAAGAGTCCCTGCGTGACCCACCCTCTGGCTGGGGAGGCTTCAATCCCGGTTTCCCAGGATTGGCGCGATTGTAGGAGGCGCGCCCTTTGGCGTTCAGTCCGCCCTCCGGGTTCTTGCCTTCCTTGCGTTGCCATGCTGGGGTCTTAGCCATAAAACACCGTTGCGGTGGTGCCTGTGCCGGTTACTTCTACGTAAAGATCAGTCAAGCACACAACACCTTCGCCTGGGACGAGGACGTTAAAAGGCGTTCCGTTTGCCAACGTAGCTGTTGAAAACAAAACTGTGCCACTAGAACCACCATCACGAACAAGCGCAGTTCCGCCCGCAGATCCCGGCGTGACAACCAGACCCTTGAATCGAGTCCGGCCATCAAACACCTTGGCAGACGCCGAAACGTACCCTGCCTTTACATCGGTTTGCATCGCCATGATGCGCTCCTAGTTATTGCTGGAAGGCGGTGGGATACATCGCGCCATCAGAGCCGCGCACGACATAAGTGACGACCAGCGTGCCAGCACCAGCAGACAAAGAACCGCTGCTTGCCATCGTGTAAGTCACGATAGCGTCCGTCGATCCCACGTTGTTCCACAGAGCGCCTTGAGCGTCCGAGGTGGGGTTGAAGGCGATGTTGGACGACGAGCCAGCAGTGATAGCCGAGCAGGTGGCGAAGGCCGTGCCACCGAGGTACAGCGTAATAACGCCAGACGTGCCGGTAAACTTGGTCGTTTGGATAAGCGTGACGCTGGTAATCAGAGCGCCAGCGGGCAGCACACATGCTTGCGTAGCAGCGGCAGCATCATAGGCAACAGTAGTGGTTTGGTTAACCGTCGTAGCGCCCAAGTTTTGAATCGTGCCTGCGGTCGTACCGGTCGTGTTTTTGACGGTGCCCAGCAGCCAAGGGCCAAGGTGCGTTGCGAATCCCATGGAAATATCCTCAATCTGCGCTTACTGTCTTTGAGGGAAGTCCGCCAAGCCGGTCAGTAAGCTGTGAATACTCTTGGACTTGGCGCTGTTGTATCACTTCTTTGGGGGGAATGCAAGCAACTTGTTGGACTTTTTCAAGTTGTCTATCTGTGTAATTACTTCAAGGTTCCAAGGCACGTGCAGCCCACACACGGAATCACCCTGCAACGGCACAATGTGATCAACCGCATGGCGCACGCCAGTCCTTCGGCTTAGCTCAATTGCCAGTCGGTACTTCAGCTTGATCTCCAGCTTTTGCTCAGGCGTAAGCCATTTTGGCGTTGCATCGCGGAACCGGCGACGGCGGAAGCTTGTGTTGCTTTTGTAAAGGTCTGGGTTGGCTTTTTGGTACTTTTGTTGATAAAGCCTTTTATCTACGTCGGGGCGGGCTTGTGCACGCGCCTTGACCACGTCTTTATTCTTCTCGTAGTAGCGTTGCTTTGCGGCTTGGCCTGCCTCTGAACGGTTGTAGTTGGCAAAGTACTCGGCACGTCTTTCTTGGGCTTGCGCCCACTCAACCTTCAGACATTCAACGCAAGCACCCTTTGTTTTGCGCGGTGCAACATGTCCGTGTTTGCACGGCTCACCAGTGAAGTAATACTTGGCCCTGGATGCTTGGGCTTCTTTGCGCGTCTTGGGTAGATTTGCGGTCTCCATGGCTGCTCCTGTGTTACGACACAGGTAATTGTAGCATAAAGAAAAGGGGGCCGTAAAGCCCCCTTGATATGGCATTAACTAGATCAAGACGATCCAGGAGAGCCATAAATGCCGAGCGGATCGCTCACACCAAAGGAATAACGCTCACGAGCCTTGAAGCGATTATTTCCGGTGTCGAAATCCGCGTCCATTGACGTAGCCAGAGGAACACGCACGAAGTGCTTCAGACCATTGGGCACGTCGGTGGTCAGGAACCAGCCGTTGGTGTCGGTCAAGAAGTGGTTCACGGTGTAACCCTCGGGGATCGAGCCGTTATTCTTCAGCGCGTTGATATCGTTGTCGGTGGTGCCAACGCGCAGGCTGGTTTCCAACAGACGGGTAGCAACGAACATCAGGTTCGGCGGAACGATCAGCTTTTTGGGCTTCGCAGCAATCAACAGACCACGCTCATCCGTCCAACCAGCGATCTGAATAACGGCGGCTTCCAGGGAAGTCTCGTTCAGGTCGGCAGCGGTAGAGGGGCGGTTGCTGTTGGTGCCACCAGAGACCAGCGGATGTGCAGTCGAGAACAGGCTCTGACCGTCGCCGTAGGTAACAGCGCCAGAAAAACCGTTGTTCAGGATTGCAGCAGCCTTCACTTGCTTCGTATAAGCCATGGCGCGGGCCAGGGCCTTCGTGTAGCGTGAAGACAGGCTGTCGTACAGGTTGTCTTCCATCGCCTCTTCGGTGATGGAGAAGCCCATAGCGATGGTCTCGTGGTTGTAACGAGCCGTCCAAGCTTCCTGCGCATTGTCGTAACGAATTGCAGAGCCTTCGTTCTTCACCGGAGCGGCGGAGAATCCAGACAGCTTGGTTTCTTCTTCAAACGAGCGCTCAGAAGATTCAGTTTCGTAAATCTCTTTGTGCTCCTCGCCGTAGCGAGCATACTCCATACCGAACAGCGCGTTCAGGCCGGGCAGGAGTTCCTTGAGTAGTTGGGCACGTGAAATTGCCATTTTAAGTTACTCCTTATCAGGCGATGGAGGTGCCAGCGTAGTACTGATGCTGACCGAAGTTGATCTTCACCAACAGCTCAGGGAACTGGGTGAACACCAAAGTGGCGCTTGCAGCAAACGCGGTGGCGGGGGCTTGGTTCAGGACGAACGAGGTTGCGCCAGCCGAAGCAGCGGTATCCACGAACGAACCCGACGAAATGTACTGACCGTTAGCAGCCAGCGAACCAACGTCCGTACCCACGGGCAATGCGAAAGGCAGAGCCGAGCAGGTAACGGTGGCGGTGGAGATGCTGGTGTACGTTGCCGTACCCAACGACACAGCCGTCTCTTGCACCAAACCCAAAACACGAATCGGCAAAGAGCTGGTCGTGACAGGGGTATCGGTGGGAGCAGCAAGGGCGTTGGCCGAATCACCGGTGTTGGTATTGCCGGTATTGTTCAGGCATTCCAAGTTCTGGCCAATCATGGCACGAGCACCAGAAGCCACGGTCGTGCCCGAAGAGCAGATCACAGCTTGGAACACAGTGTCAGGATCGTCACAGACGATGGCAACCGCATCGCCAGCCAAGGTGGAAGCGGGCCAGTATTGGCTGAAACGCTTCTGCTTGGTCGTCGGGTCGGTGTAAGAGCAGCCCAGGAAAATACCGGACTGATTACCTGCCGTGCCAGAGGTAACGGACAGACGCTGGATCTGACCACGGGTCAGGCCAACGAAGTCACCATAAAAGATGTTCGTGGAGTAGCCGTAGGGAATAGCATATTCCCGAGTGGAACCCGCAAACACCTGCCCACCGATCAAATTGACCGGCTTTAGCCCGTAAGGGGCTGAAACAACAGGGTAAGCCATTTAAGACTCCTATGATTGAGGTGTACCGCGACCAAACGTCACCTCAGAGCGGCGCTCTTTAAACAGAGGCATCCGAGGATCGTTGTCGCGCATGAAAGTGTTGTCCACCGATTGCATTTGACCATCTGCCTGTTTTTGGTAGTGGTCATCACGCTGTTCGACGAACTCCTTTGGTGTTTTGCAAAGCAGAAGACCTCCGATCTCAATGCTGTCTGGGAATCGGTTCTTGGAACCGACGCTCATCAGTTGGATCTCCGGGTGTTCAGAAGCTTTTACAGGCTCCCAGCCTTCGCGGAGTTTTGAGGAAATGTTGCTGGGATCATCTGATCCGAGCGTGCTGATACGAATCCAACGGAATGCATAACCTTCCTCCGGGTTGGGAGAAGGTAGAGTTTCCGGGGGCATCCATTTTTTTGGACGCTCCATTTTGATTCGTGAGTCCATTTCACGGGGTGTACGTTCAGCCATTTTGTTTCCTCATTTCTTCCGCAACCTGTTTGGCATAGAGTTCCAAA